CGACGATCCAGTTGTACCACTCGTCACCCATCGCGGTAATAGCCGCCGTAATATCGGCATTTACGGTGCCGCCAGCCATGTCAACAATCGCCACGCCGGTACCGGCTGGCAACTGCTCGCCGTAGTAGTTGGTGCGCACGTCAATGTCGTTACCGGTTTCACCTTTCCACTTACAGGTCAGTGTTACCACGCCCAGGGCATTGCTTGCCGTCACTGGCAGGCGGGTGTCGGCGGTAACCGCTGCAACAATCGCCGCAGCAATAGCGGTGGCGTCGTCAGCATTTGCCACGGCGACATTCAGTTTGCGCCCGGCAATGTATAAAGAGAGCGTCCCTGCTTTAGTGGCCGTCCCAGTAATCGTAATGGTGCCTGTTGCTGCCGCGCCAGCACCGGCTTCATCCAGGGCAATAGCGTGGGTTTCGAAAAATGCGTTGGCATCTTTCAGTGCGCGGATCTGCTCGGCGAGCATTGAACCACGACCGAAGAAATCTTCTGCCTGGTCGCCATTGCTTACCAGTGTTGGTACACCGGCTGCAACACTACCAGCGGCCAATCGCTGACCGAGAACCAGCACTTTAAAGTTGATGCTGGCATTGCCGGCGAGCGAGTTATCAAACTCGATGTATGTGCCGGGTATGCGAAGCGCGGCGGGAATGGAGTTGAATGATACAGGCATGATTATTTATCCTCGCTGCGTTTAGAAACAGGTTTGGCTGTTTTAGGTGCTTTGGCCTCAACCACGCTGGCATCGTTAAGACGGCGTAACCAGTAAGCATTGCGCGGCACAAATGCACCACCTTCGGGTAAGTGTTGATTGTCGCGTTGGGGATCGCGCACCAGGGCTTTATCTACTGGCTTAACAAACATTATGTTGTCGGTGCTCATGTCGGCTCCTATTGATCTAAAGTAATCTGATCCTGCGATGTTGGTACATCGGGGTCAGGTGAAATTGCGTGTATTGCGCTGTAGGTTATAAAGCCACTCAGCGCGGTTTCGTCTGCTAAATATTCGAACGACATCGGTACTTCGAAGGTGGCGGCATAAATCGAAACGCCTTGCTTGTCCAGCTCGACACTAAATAAATTTTCAACCGCACTAAAATTTAAAGTGCCAACGTCAGCAACCGTCAGGTCGTTAATTTCCGGTAACAAAACATTCAGAATGTCGTAAGCACCCATTTGCCTGGCATCGCCCCGGCTTCGTGCTGCGCCGCTTTGTGCGTGGTTGGTAACAATGTAAACAGCAAACACCGCATTGTGCGAAGCCTGACTTTGTGCGTTGCCGGCTTTACGGCCACCCAGGTAGGCAACATAAACTGCCGGAGCCAATGCCGCGATGGTTTGCAACACACGCAGGCTCATACGACCAGGCAAGGTTTCCATGTCGCGCACTTTGCCTTGCAGTGCTGTATTGCTGGCAGCAATAATGGCGTCTTCTGTCACAGCAATCGGGTTCATCGCAATGCCATCCGGATGTGATCTTCAACGATGTTGTCTATCTCAGCTGCATCATCGTCGTTAATACCAATAAATGGCCGCGCCGGTAATGTCACTGACTGGTTGCGCCCGGCCTTGCCGCCAATCTGGTGAATACCTGCATAAATTAAATTAGTACCCTGATCAAGACCGCTGCCATCAATAAACGTAACGTGGGTAATAGAGTCACGCAAGTGCCCAAAATCAATCAGCGTGTTGCCACCTTCATCGGCGGCCCGTTGACTTACTTCCCAAAGGTTCCCGTCCGGGTCTTTCCCTTCTTTAAATCGCTTATCTGTCTCAGTATTAAGGTAACCGCCAATGTCATCAAACATGGCGCGTGCGTTAAAATCTTCCAGCCGTTTCAGCATGGCCAGCGGCTTCGCCATATCCACACTATATTTAAGTTGCACACCAGCCATTAAAATGTGCTCCAGTCTGTACCGCTAACACCCTGCCTTGCCACCATGCGACCAGGTTGTGATGTAACGCCGGTATCCTGTTCACCCAGGCTGGCTTTGTTCATGCTGATATCACGCAACCATTTAATGGCGCTGTTGTATCGTTTTTCGATTTCTTCAGTACTGCGGTTATCCATTAACAGATAACGGGCAATGTCGGCTGTTTTACGTGGCAGCGCACTGCCATTAATCAATGCCTGGCTAAGTGGCAAGGCATAGCGCGGGGCAAGGTAGCTGTCGGCCTCAAGGCTTGCTTCAGCAACAATGTTGTCCAGGCGAACTTCGGCGGCATCAGCAGCGGCAATATCTGCGGCGGAATAAGCAGAGCGATCACCATTTTCAAGCGTTAACCGCAACAACACACCGTCGACTGCGGATGACTTGGGTGCGGCAAGCTGTGCCATTTCCAAATCACCAAACAAGTCGAGCAGTTGTAGTGCGGTGGTGTACATCGTTTGCCTTACTCAGCCGGTGCCAGTTCTAACCACACCTGGTTGCGCTCTGCCGCAGATGGCTTCCAGCCCAGCACTTCTGTTAAGGCTTCAACCGTTGGGCCGTTGGCTGTGGTAAATTTCTCAGCGTTGTTTTCTTCTTGTAAAGAAACGGTGGCTTTATTGATGGCATCGATGCGATCTTCAGCACTCTCAGGTGGTTGCACCAGCGTTACCACATTGTCACTACCCGATCCGGATGCTGCTTCTGCTGCTAATCGATCAGCCTCGGTTTGTTCTGCGGTGTCCAACGCTTTGGCTACGGCATTAGGATCAACAGCCGCACCACAGGCAATCAGTTCATCAGCCTGTTTTTGTGTGTCGACTTCGAACTCTTCTTCAAAGTACCGTTCGCCGCCGATTTGTACCGGGCTTTGTGCAAACAGTGTAATTTTATTGTCTGGCATAATTGTCTCCAGTTATTTACCTAGCTTTATTTACTTGGCTGGCGGGGCTTGTCCACCCCGCCAGAAATTCCGCGCTTCAGTGGTGTGTATTTTTACGCAACCGCGTTTTGAATCAGGTAGCCGCCGGTGATGCCGGTCAGTACCGCCACGCGTTCGTGTGTCATGCCATAAATCCAACTGCGGGTGTCGGCATCCCAGCGTGGCACTTCAACAATCGGGTGGCCTTCGAGCTGGTAGGTGTAACCAAAGCTTGGCTCTTCCATACCGGTTGTGTTCTGTGGCACGTAGGCCAGCACAACATCTTTGCCCCACAGGTCGATAGAGGTACCGGCATCATCAAATGCAATGGCTTTACCGATAATCACTTTTTCAACATCAAACACAGTCGCCAGTAGCTCGGCGGTTAAAACGCCACGCTGGGTGTATTTTATTTTGTCGAGAAGGCTGGGGTGCTCTTTTAAAATTTTAAACACCTTGGCGCTGATCTCGATAACATTTGGGTAAATGCCAACGCTTTCGCGGATAGCTTCCTTCGCGTTGTCGACATCGGCGACTGGGTTTGAGTTGCCGTAGTCGCTCCACTGTGAAGTACCGGACAGCGTCACTTTATGATTGGCATCGTAGTTGGCGGCGTTACGTGCAATGCCTGCTTGCTGGTTTTCCAACACGCGGCTGCCAACACGCATGGCAAGGTTTACCGCACGGGTTGCCAGATTAATGCCTGGCACCTGAGTGGCATCACGCAAATGCTCACGTGGCACTTGTGCATCCAGTGCGTGGTTTTCAACCGCGTAGGGATTACCCTGGTGGCCAAAGCGAACACGCTTGGCGGCCGCACCGGGTGCACGGGCCGTGTTAAAAAGGCTGAAGGCTTCTTTACCAAACTCGATAATTTTGCCGCCAGATTGCATAACGGGTACAACGGGGAAAAGTTCCATGCCTACAAACTCCGGGTCTTTATAACCCAGTGCGATGTTAGACAGGATAGGATCAATCACCTGATTTTGTGCTGCTGTAGGCATGTTTAGATGCTCCTGAAAATGGTTTTAATCAATATTTAATCGGGGTTTAATTTAAACTGCGTGCGCCGTTACGACGGCGTTAGCAGCACTTCAAACTTGTCGCCATCGGCAGCGGCCGCTTGCAAGGCACGGCCAACGGATACACCGGCGGCAATGGTAACCAACTTGCCGCCCAGCACTTCGACCTGCGCGCCTTTGGCAATAGCACCACCGGCAATGGCAATGCCAGTACCTTCAACAGTAATGGCAACTTCGTCACCAACAGCCGCATCGGTTTCGGCCAGGCCGAACATGGCACCGGCATTTGCCGCAAGATTGCCATCGTAGCCAACGGCCTGGCCTTCGGTTAACGCAGCAGCTGCTACTACATTAAGAATTAAAACGGGGATATTTGTCGCAGGCATTTTTTATGTCCTCTGGTAAATTATTAGTAAACGTGCTGTTTAGCCGCCAACAGCAACAACCGCTTCCACGTAATCACACTCGTGGTCGCGCATGTATTCACGGGCTTTTGCATCCAGCGCCAGTCGATCAGCATCAACTACCGAACCGGCCGGGCCATTAAAGTTGCTGGCCGCCGCATCAGTGTCTTCATCTTTTGAAGCGCCGAGCGAAACGGTTTTACCCAGGCCGCCGACGAAGTCTTTAAACCAGTCGACCGGATTGGTTTTTGTTTTCGCCTTGTCGTCACCTTCGCCCTGGCTAAATTCAAACTCGGCATCCGCCGAAAGCTTCAGCATAAAGTCGACAGCACCCGCAGCCATCGCAGGCGTTAATTTGCCTTCGTCAACTGCACCATCAACAAACAATGTATATTCAGTGGTTAAACGCGCCTTGCGCTCGGTGCTTAACTGCGTTTTCAAATCGTTTTCACTCGATTCAAAGTCGGTGTCTTTCTTTGCCAGCAGGTCATCAACCTCTTGCTGGGAGTAGGTTTTAGTGTCGGGCACGTTGGCACCTCCATTGTTGTTTGGTTTGTTACTGTGTTGGTGTTGGTTAAAACTGGTTTCAGACTTGTTGTCTTCCATACGATCACGCATGGCATCTTCGGCAATAGCTTCTAGCTCGTACTCTGGCAGCAGGCTGTCAGCAAGTTCAATGCTTTCCTTATCAATAAAGTACTCACGCAGGCGGCGCAGCATTCTGGCCATAACGGTTTCGGCATAGCCGCTAAACTCAAAGTCCAGCGCGCTGTCGTCTTCAGAAAATTCCAGGGATTTAAGGCCGGGAATGGCCGGAGCAGCGGCACCCAAAAAGCCAACGTGCGCCACCTTAAAACCGTCGTCGGTCAGGCGCAGACGTAAACTGCGATTAGGAAACCGCTTTTTTTCCACCATGTCAGAAAACTGCGATTCAACATCGGTAAACTTGCCGAACAGCGAATCACCATCACGCACCAGCTTGCTGCTCCAGCCATAGGCAGGTGCATCCACTTTCGGGTGGCCGATAACAATCGGAAACGATTCATGGTTTTTAACCATGTCATCCAGATCATCAGTGGTGAAGTTGCGGGTGTTACCCAGACTGTCGGTTTGCTCGCCGGCTTTAAACAGCTCGACTAAATCGTCGAAGCCCTTAAAGTCGAGAGCGGTTTGAATGGCGGTAGTTACTTTGCGCTTTGTCATGCTGCGCATCTTGAATGTTGCAGCACAAAAAAAAGAGGGGGGAAATGTTTCCCCCCTCTGCCATGTGGTTAATTGAGAACAGACTAAACCAAATTTAAATAAAGCTCAACAGGTAAATAAATAACAATTATGCAATTCACTATCGGCAACACCTTAATCTGTTTTAAATGGTCGGCAGACTACTGGACGCTACACAACAAACGAATAAACTTTGCAATACGCAATAGAACCACACGCAATGGCAACCGTATTTTCACGCTGTTGGTACGGCGGGGGGGTTTTATTATTAACTGGTTGAAACCAGCTGTGCGTTGGAACGAAGATTACGAAACATACGAGCATGTTGCTAAAGACGGCTACATAACCGTTTTTAGGGACAATCTTGAAGCTAAAGAGTATGCAGACACGCATGGCCTGAAGTACGTTGAATAAATGGGTAAGCGTGTAGAAAATTTAAAACGACTCGCCAGAAAAAAAGGCTGGCTGTATGTTGTACGGATGTTTGTTACCGGGCCATTCATTATCGTTTACGTTGGAATTGGTTACGCGCTTAAATTTGTTGGTGACTTTATGATTACCACAGGCAATAAGCTTTAATGAACAACACAGTGCTGGTAGCAATCACCGCTGCCCTGGTAACGTACCTATACTTCCAGCAAGCTAAACCGACTGAGTGCATACAGGCCAGCAATAACATAATTATTAACATTGATGCCAAATAACATGCTCTCGGTTATATTGTCCTTAATAATAGGCTTTCTATTGGCCGGGTTGATGCGCACAACTAACCACCTTCAAGCATTAAACAAACCCCCATTCAAAACCGATTTAAAAACGCCTGTGCGCCGAGACCAGCTTCTTTTCGTACCGATGGGGCTTAACGGCGTATACGGGCGCACAGGGGCTGTGGCGATATGGTTGCAATACACTTTAATCAGGCAATAATTCGTCTGGTGTTAGCGTCAACCCATCACGTTCCATTTGCCTGTCACTCAATGTCCGAACAGTGCAACGGCAACCACTACGATGTGGCGGCCAGTTCTTTTTAAGCCAGGGATTGTCTAGCCTAACAATAATGTAATCGAGAGCCGTACAGTCAGGGTGCTCCCGCTTATCGCAAACCGCCTGAATTTGTGCATACGGTCTAGTTTCCGCTGTACGCTTAAAATCAAGCCGCTTCGTTTGCATGGCTGCTTTTCGTCTTTCATCATCATCCATTATTGTTTTTGCCATCTTCCTGTAGTTTCTTTTTAAGCGTTTCTAAATACTTTGGGATTTCAGAACACTGCTTAGCACTGTTTCGACCACCGCAGTACACACAAGAAAAAGCCGCGTCTGCCGCAAAGGTCATATCCATGCGGTAGGAAAAAGGGATAGTGCGAGCCTGTTGCTGTAAAAATTTTACCTGGTCTCTCAACTCTCCATATTTATTTATACAAGTGCTGAGCTGGCTCATGTCATTAAAATCATATTTCTTTTGAAGGGAAACACCGGTTTTATACAGCATAGATAATTGCTTAACCATACCGTTAACTTGATCGTAGCTTTCTTCACTAGCGTACACATGCGCTGGTACTAAAAGAACCAGCAAATACATTAACTTTTTCATTCCTCTCTCGGCACCCAGTTAAATTTAACCCGATAAGCACCGATAACTACTTCAGCCAGCAGTTCAGGGCTGCGATCAAAATAATGTGAACGAACGCTTTTTAGTTTCTCCAGTATTTTTTCATCGGGCGAATCCTGCTCACTTTCATAGTCCAGCAATGCATCCAGTATTCTTGCAACTTCAGGCGATCCCATTCTCACTTCAGCATAACCGCCATCATCAAATTTTAAGCCAGTAACCGTTCCAAAATTTGGCATGCGGATAATGGCTGTATCTTCTGGACTTGTAACAATACATTGAACATCAACGCCTTTATCGGCAATTTTATTTAAATACTCAGTATCAGGTGCGCGCCTGCCAGACTCATAATTTCTTTGAGTTTGCACAGTAACCCCGCCCAACTTAGCAAAAACCTCTTGCGTCATTTTCAATTTTTTGCGCTGATCTCGCAGACGATCACCGTATGGAAACATTTTTTTCTCTTTTTCGCTCATATATCTTGACAATAGAAACGAATGTTTCTATATTCCCCCTTAATATGTAATTACTTACAGAGTACAAATCAAAAAAACAGCGCCACATACGCTGATTAGGAGTACCCATATTATGCATTATGCCGACATTATAGCCTCATTAGTAAAAGCCGGACACCCACCCAGCAAGGTAGCTGCAGACCTCGGCGTTTCACGCCCAACGGTTACAAAGATAATCCGCAGCCAGGAGTCCTCATACAATGTTGCTTCTTACATCTCATCAGTTACCAACATCCCACTAAGCAAGCTCTGGCCGTGTGGCCGTTACAGCAAACCCCGCGCTCGTCGCAAAGCGGCGGCTGCATAAAAGACTATCGAATTTAAGGGAGCACGTCAGTGGCTAAAACAAGAATAAAAATCACCACCAAACAGCTGGATATTTTCCAGCAACTGGAAACCGACCCGCTGGAGTCGATGAATGCCGATGATCTGGATATGCACTTTGAGCTGCTCGGCGCAGTAAAAGCGGCGATTAAAGAAGCGCGCCGCCATGGCTTCAGCCGCGACCATATCGTGCAGCGCATGAATGACAGCCTGCCAGAGCTGGATAAACCCATTACCTTGCGCCAGCTCAATGCCTGGACCGCTAAAAGCAAAGAGCACTCTGAGTTTCCCGCCTGTTACATACCGGCTTTTTGCTGGGCAACAGGCAGCGACGCACCCTTGCGGGTACTGGCTAACGCCTTGCTGTACGACTTAATGGATCAGCGCCACGCACTCGCCAGCCAGTTGGGTGAAAACCTGATTAAAGCCAGCCAGCTTAATAAAACGAATCGAAAAATTAAACAACTATTGGAGATAAAGCAATGAGATATCAAAATGCAGGGACTTGTCTAAAAAACATAAAATTAGTTCGTCAACGTTTTTATACCGAGCTACAGAAAGCAGAAATTACAGATGCTGGTGCTGCGTGGGCTACTTGTGTTTCAGAAAGAACGATCAACCAGTGGAAAACAACAACCAGTGTGCCCGCGTCAGCGCTGCTTCAGCTAAGTGAGTTAGCCCCTTCTTTTGACATGGTTTTTGTCCTGACAGGAAAAAGAGGTTTTCAAAATGCAGAGTAAGCAATCACCGAAAGGTATCAATAACACGGAAGAAGAGACAATTCTTGCCGAGAAAATGTTCGCACTGAAAGATGATATTAAAAAGAGCTTACCAATTAAAAGTGGGAAGCCTCGTACAGGTGATGCCCTGCAATTATTTATTGATAAGGCATGTGATAATGCAATCGTTCAAGAAATATCTCTCGGTTTCGCATTATTGCTTAAAAAGCGCGAACTTGGCCATGGGCAATATATTGCATGGCTAAAAGACAATGGGTACTTGCCTCGTAGAATGCAAGCTGCAACTCAAGTAGCAACATTCGTTGCTGGATTGTCATCATCAAATGCGCGTCGCGTCACGCATTTACCAAAACGCAAATTGCAAATTTTAGCCAGTGCGCCACCAGCCTTAATCGATGATCTCTTTGACAATGACGAGTTGAATGACGAAATGTCACGTGAACAAATGCGCGACATTATCAGGCTTCAGAAAAAAACGGCAGATCTGGAAACAAAGCTCGACACTGCTGTATTACAAAACAACGAACTTAAAGACCAGTTAAAAAACAAAGGCGTTGAGTCGCGCTTCCCGCAATATGTCGATACTGCCAGGCACGAATCAGCCTCACTCACTTACCGCATTGAACTAAACGTGGACGACCTGGCGGCCTTGTACAACGATTTAAGGCAACAGGAGGATCTGCTAACCAATGTGACACCAGAAAATCAGATGGATTTGCATGTAGCTTATGCAAGCCTGTATCACAACCTCAACGGTGCCGTTGCAAAGGCCAGCCAGTTATTAATGGCCATGCGGGAAGAGTTAGACCCGGACGACACCACCAGCATGATAGATCACGCCTGCATCTTCGATGAAAAAGAAGCGGCAGCGGCGATTAAAACAAAACAAATTCTCCAGCTTGAACATGAGCACGACAAGCTGAAACGTCAGCAAACCCAGAAAACCAGCAAAGCCAAACGTACACGTAAAGCCAAGTAATGCCTGCCGCCATGACAAAAGTTGTCGACTTTCGAACCGGCATGCCTGCGGTTTGCAATAACTCATGGGATGAGCTGCCTGTTGCCAAGCAACAACTGGCGATGTCACGTTTTCAGTTATTGCAGCCTGTTATGGCATTACTTGAATCTGGCGTGTCGGCAGCGTCAGCCATTGAAAACCTGCTGGCAAATATTGCGAGCAACCAAAGTGATCAGCAGATTATTACCCTTGCTGGCAAGTTGGGGCGTAAAGGTAAGACACCAAGTAAGGCCACCTTATATCGGTGGGTAAGCGCCTATGACGAGCAAGGTATGCCAGGTCTGGTTTCCAACACCAAAGGCCGTCAGCGCAAAGACTACGGCTGGGAAGCACGTGCGCTTTACTGGTACCAGAAGCCCAGCAAAATAGCCGCAGCAACCATCGCCAATATTCTTATTGATGAAGGTTTTAAACAGGTCAGCGAATCACGTGTGCGACGGTATTTGAATGCGCTGCCAGACGACATTAAAAACAAGAAGCGCATCGGCAGCAAGTTTTACCGTGATACACAAATGCCAACACGTTTACGCAACACAGAGGTTATTCCTGTCGGCGGTGTTTATCAGGGTGATGGTCACACCATCGATGCGTACCTGGCACATCCAAACACCGGTAAGCCGTGGCGGCCAGAACTGACATTGTGGATAGACGTTCGCAGCCGTTACATTGTAGGTTTTTATTTAACCGAAGCTGAAAGTTCTATCAGTACGTTGCTGTCGCTCAGCAAGGCATTAATCGATTACGATCACGTACCGGCCTGCTTGCACATAGATAACGGTTCCGGTTTTAAAAGCCAGATGATGAATGATGAATCGGTCGGCTTTTATCAACGATTTAATATCACCACATTATTTGCTCTACCAGGTAACTCCAAAGGCAAAGGTCAGGTAGAACGTTTTTTCCGCACCCTGCGTGATGGTTTTGATAAACAGTGGGACAGTTACTGTGGTGACGACATGGCAGACGAAGCCATACAGCGCGTTCTTAAAAATGCGCGTCAGGGTAAAAAGCCACTGCCTGATGTGCGCGATTATTTACTCGCACTCAAAGACTGGATTGAAGGCTACCACCAACGCGCACACCGTGGGCTTGATGGAAAAACACCGGCGGAACTCTGGGCGCAACTTGAACATACACCATTACACATGCCAGACACGGCAGTCGTGCGCTGCCAGATTAAACGCACGGTAACACGAGGCAGCATAAAGCTTCACAAACGCGAATACCGCCATGCAGAACTACAGCCATTTAACCGCCGCGAGCTGGTTGTTGAGTACGATCTTTTCGACGACAGCAGCATTGTCGCATTAACAGACGATGGCAGAAAGATTTGCGAACCAACGCTTACCAACAAAGTTGACTACCTGCCAGCCAGTCGCCTTGAAGAAATGCAACAAAACAGACTCACCGGCCAGGTGAAACGCCTTAACAAACACATCGAAGAAAAACGTGAGCGATCACGCCAAAGCATCGATGTTGCACAACTTGCAAACCACATACTTGACGACGGACACACCGTCGACGCGATTGAGCAAGGTACAACCTTATTAGAAAAAAACACCGAGTCATTGCCTGGCAATGATGCCCCTGAAGTAAACATCGATATTTACGATACCGATTATTAATTAACTGCAAACAACTGGAGACGGAATAGTGGCCGACGACAATAAGAAAAAACACACGCAAAGTTTAGTAGAGGTACCAACAAAATGGACACCTGGTAAATACAGCAGTGAAGACAAAGCCGACGTAAAACGAATCATAAATTGGCTCAATAGCGGGCAGGAGCATGAGCCGGGTTTTGAAAACCAGCGCACCCAAACCAAGCTAAGTAAAGCATCCGGTGTAAACGACTCAACACTTAACACGATATTACGTGGCGTGTATCCAAGCCCTGTTCGCAAGCATGTCGACAAACTTC